TTTCACTTGTTCTTCGAGCGTACACCGGCGTACCGTAGTGACTAACACTATTTACTGACACACCCAATTGTGCAGCGATTTCACGTTTAGTTCCCATCGCTAGCAATTCTTCACCTTTGTATAAGGCGTATTCCTTTACTTGCATAACTCCATCATCCTCGTTAATAGTTCTTCATCCGGTAACTGCTCAAGCGTTAGAATGCGGTTGAGCTTCTTTGCATTGATTCCTAACTTAGCGCTGATATATTCCATGTCTTCGTGATTAGCCCAGAACCATCTTGAAAACTCTTGCGTTTGACCTAATACGCTTGTGTGCCCATGACTGCTCGGAGCGTATACACCGACTAGCTTGTCTTTATATTTACTATTCATCCAAGCTCCTTGATTTCTAATTCAATGCGTGGGTTAGGACTGTACTTCTTGCGAGCTCTTAAATCGCAAACGATACTATCATCAGTCCAAACAATCCCTTTCTTATCAACTTTGTTGTATCCAGCCTTTGAGATACTGTCAAATAGCGATTTGACCAGATTGTCAATATCTGGGATTCTGATATGCCAAAGCGTTTCAGCCATGAATTTCTTGAATGCGTCCCACGTTTTAGCTCTAGCTTTTGGCGTGGGCTTTTTCGATACGTTTAGCGGGGCTTTCATGTAAAATACGACATCGACTGAAATCGGACCGTCGTAGAATTGCCCGTCATATTCTTGCTCGATTAGTTGCGAACATTGACGGCGCCACGCCTTCATTTTAGGGTCTTCATAAGTTCCGAATTTACTAAATCGTGGCCTTGTTTGTGGTTTAGGCTCGATGTTTAAAATCATTTTCATAACGACACCTTAGACCAATTCCACTTCATATCCATCCACTCCCTTACCTCTTTTCAGTCTGTTACTTAGAAAACCATGATTCATACCGAGAAAACGACTGGCATCTGCCAAGCTGTTAAAGCGGTACTCTGCACCATTTGATAGGTCTTTCAAGGTAACTTTTTTTGTTTGTGCTCATTAACCCCGTTTTAAAAGCGTGTAATTGATTTTCCGCCCTAGTCACCCACTCAAGGTTTTTAACTGAGTTGTCTAGCGGGTTTCCGTTTTTGTGGTTAACAAAACCTTTATTTTCTGGGTTGGGAATAAATGCAGTGGCTATTAGTCTACTTACAAGATGTGTTTTTACCACGCCGTTTTTCCATAACTTCACCCGCTTGTCGCTGTGTGCGCTTCTTACTCGCTTTTGTATCTGCGGCTTGATTTCTCTACGCTTCCAGACGCGCTTCCTAATCTTTCCGTGCCAATTACTATAAGTCACTTTGCCTTCACTCGACCAAATTGTGCCATCGGAACACGCTTCATAGATACCCTCGTACCCTTTAATTGGTTTAAACCCCATGCGCCACCTCTTTCCTAGAACGGAAGGCTGTCTTCATCGATATCTAGCGGATCGCCTTGCCATGTAGTATTCGCAGCGTGCGACTGCACTTGGTCGTTGCGCCCAAAGTTCGGTTGTTGCTGGTAGCCTTGATTGTTTGGCTGTTGGTTGTATCCACCTTGACCGTTCCCGTTTTGGAAATTGTTACCTTGAGTAGCGCTACTACCTTCACGCGCCGCACGGCTTTCTAGCATTTGAAAGTTCTCAGCGACTACCTCAGTGACATACACTCGTTGACCTTGCTGATTCTCGTAGCTACGGGTCTGAATGCGTCCAGTGATTCCAATCAATGCTCCTTTTTTAGCCCAGTTAGCCAAATTTTCAGCTTGCTGGCGCCAGATAACACAGTTAATAAAGTCCGTTTCACGTTCGCCGTTAGCGTCTTTGAAGTTACGGTTAACCGCAAGGTTGAATGTGGCTACTGCGATGTTACTGGTCGTGTATTTTAGCTCTGGGTCACGGGTTAGGCGACCAACAAGGCAGACCGAATTTAACATAGTTTCTCTCCTTTTCTACTCACGATTTAAGAAATCGTCCAATGTTAGAACCTCATGTAGCTTTTTCTGTGACTTGCAATAATCGCAGTGCCCACACTTCTTAGGTTCTTCGTTTCCAAGCGATACTTGGTACACTCTAGGGGCGTGCTCTTTGATATAATTTAGCCCCTCTGTGAGCCATTCCTCAGTCAGTTCGATAATTTCCTTATCTGGCTGTTTCTCTTTCGATACGGCCACAATAAACGGCTTGAATGTTGGATAATCCATTTGTCGTAGGAGCTCTAAATAAGTCCCTAGTTGGACATGGTATTGAAACCCTAGAATGTTATTGACGGCAGTTGGTACTTTAGCATGCAATTCCTCTGACCATTCCTTAGTCCAGATAGATTTCATGGTCTTTAAATCGACCACATAGCCTTTTGAAAAGTTGATACTATCCAATTTCCCTTTGAATGGCACGCCAGCAATGAAACCAGTAACAATCTTTTCTTTTTCGACTTTGTCACCTTTCTTGCCGTGATAAAGATTATTGAAAAGTGCGTCGTCCTTAAGTGTGTCGATAACCTTCTCAGCTAACTTGAAATCAGATAACAGCCCATAAGGTTTGCGGCTTGAGAACATAGCTTTTTTGTTATCTTCTTTGAATTTCCCGTGAGCTTCCTCACTCTCAAAGTAGCTATGGACGTAATTGCCAAACAGTAGAGGCTTTTGATCTCGTTCATCATCCCAAACACCATCATCGATAGCTTTAGCTCTAGCTTCGCATTTCATGTATTCCTTGAAACGACTTACAGACATATAGGTTTTGTCAGAATAATAATTATCATCCGTCAAGATTGTTAGTTCAGTCATTTTCTACCTCTTTGATTTTGGTTGAATCACCTTCGAATAAGCTGACTTCTTCGATGATTTCACCAGTTTCAGCGTCTACGCTTTTATCTGGTTCAGCTTCATCACTCATAAGGTCGCCCAAAAGTGTCTGGGTGTCCTCGTTTTTTGGTGTAACATCGATAGGGTCAGCCTTAACTTCCTCAGTTTGATTGTCCGAGATAAGACCTTCTTGCATTTCGGTTGAGAGTGGGGCATACTTGCTCAAAATGCTCTTGAGTACGGTTTTTTGAGCCATAGCGTCAAAATCTGTTGACCATGGCCCTCTTGCGTAAGTCTTTGAAAAGCGTTTACCGTGTGATTCCGCTTGTTCTTTCGTCCAGAATGTCAGCTTTTTAAAGCCGTTCACAAGTTCAAATGTTGCAAAGTAGCCATATACTTCATCTTCTGGTTGGGTGAAATCAATATCCAATGTTTCAAATAGCGGATCATACGATTTGAATTGTGCTTTGTAGACCTTGCCGGAATTAATGGCTTTAAACTGACCAGATCGGATAGCTAGCTGGATAAGTCCTTTGTACCCTAATTGAAATTGTGCATCTTGCTTGTATGGCACGATGTAAGCAAAACCCAAACTTGGCTCAATAGGTAGATTTAATACCGCCGCTTTCATCGCTGCCGTCATGATTGAAGCATTGCTTGCTCTTGCTAGTAGATTGTTGTTATTAACAATCGATAATAGACTGGCTGTAAATTGTCGTTCGTTCCCATTCAATACTTCTTGGAATTTCTGTTTTACTGCTGGTGTGTTAAAAAAGTCTTTGTGTGCTAGTTGATTTGTCATGTTGTTCTCCTATTTTTGATTTGTTGTTATTACCCTCTAATTTCGCTCCTAATCAATCCTATTGTGTGGGTAGCATAATTACACTAGATACACTTTAAAATTGATTACAGACGATTTTAGGCGTGTTCTCGAACGTGCTGATTAAACACCACCTTCGAGCAGTAGCCAAACGCCATGTATTCGTTCAATTTCTCGATGAATGAATATAGGTCTAGTTCATCCATCATTTTCTGTTTGTGTTCCTCTGAAAACACAAGCCCATGAATACGCTCGTAGTCTTCAAAGAGTTTTAGTTTTACTTCCGTTTCTGTCAAAGCATCATCCTCTTATCTTGTTGTGTCTTAAATTGATAAACATGTTCGTTCGTCGTTCCAAGTCCTGTCTTCTTGAAAACCCTCGAATAGACACGCTTTCCATAAGTGCCCATGATGTCCCGTGGGCTTAGGTTAGTGGTGATGATGGTTTTGGTCCGCTTGTTCAAAATACTGTACAAGATACCATTAGACCACTCTGTCACTTTTTCAGTGCCCACGTCATCGAGTACAAGCCATTCAGCTTCCGAAATCCGTCTGATATACTCAGCTTCAAGACTGAAGTCCTCTTTGATTTTGGCTAACAGATCAACCACGTTGATGAATAGCCCCATCTTTTTCGTGTGATCAGACAAGGCTTTAAGTGCTGAATAAGCTAGATGGCTCTTCCCAACTCCAGTATCGCCAATTAAGACGATGTTGTAGTCCTGACCGTCCAGATAACCTTTGAGCTGACTTCTAACATTTTTCAAGTCTTCTTTCTGTTCTTTGGTCACTGCCTTGTAATTGTCAAAGCTAGCATTCTTCAAATCGTCATCCAGCAAGCTGAAATCTTTGAGGAAGTACAAGCGTTTCTGTTCTTGCTCTCGTTCGTACTGCTCTTGTGCTTTGATGGCGTTCTGTTGGTCTTGTTCTTCTCTGTGGCAAAACTCACACACCGTGTAGGGTTTTGAGTTCGGAAACTGAATCGTGACATAGTGCCGTTGGTGCTTGTCGCAGTATTTATCGCTAGGCTTCATGTATTGCCTTCGCATTTGCTTGGCAGTTTGCTCTAAACTCATAAGCATCACCTCTAGTACTTGCTACATGCTGGGCCAAATTTAGGCTTATCGCTGTTTGGCTTGTTTGAGGCGTAGTTGTTTTGTTCCTCTCGTTGTTGAGCTACGGTCTTAATTCCATTCTGTGCCCACGATTTCAAGATAGAGTTAACATACCCAAAAGAGCGTTTGGAATTATCGGCTGCTTTATCAATGGCTATCTTGATTAACTCTGGTTCAAGTCCATCGATAACTTGATAAGCTTCTAGCTGTTGAAGTTGGAATCCATCCAATAGCCCAATTCTTTCTTGATAGTGTTCAAAGATATTGAAATTAGATTTATCAGCAGTAGCAGAAGATAGTTTTCTATTCTCTGCTTCTACTTCTGTCTTTATATCTAGGTTTAACTCTTGTTTTAACTCTATATCTTCTTCTATCTCTTTCTCTATCTCTTTCTCTATCTCTTTCTCTATCTCTTTCTCTATCTCTATCTCTGTTGGACACTGGTTGGACATCGGTTGGACATTGTCCAATTTGGTTGGAATTTGTCCAATTTTGCGATCTTTACGCTTGTATTGTGCCCAATTTGTTTCTTGTTCAAGCAAGGCTTCAGCTTGTGGAAACTTAGCATTTCCGTCTGTATCAATTTGGATAAGCCCGCATTTAGTGAAGTAGGCTATCGTCATGCTGACATCGTCCTCACTAACATCTAGCTTGAGTGCTAACTCTTGAATTAAGTTGTCGAAATAGCCTTCATAATACAGAATGCAATCAGTTTCTAAACTCTCAAGCATTAGCCTAATATAGATCACGGTCATTGCGTAGCCACCGCTAACGCTCTTTAGACGTTTGATGAATAAGTTGTCAAAAAATTTTTTATCGAATTTGAGCCAAAAATAAACTTTAGTTTTTGTTTTAGCCATTTATCACCTTTTTAATGCCTACCCTCCCACCACTGCTAATTATTTAATTACTTGTCTTCTTTGCCGTTGTATTTCTTAAAGCTCAATCCCAAAGTTGTGATGCCTGCTGCAATTACTACCAGCCCTAAAGTGCTAGCGATGCCTTCTTTTTCTCCAGTAAGTGGGAGAGTGCCACCGTAACCGGCTGTTTTTGGTGTCTCTTTGCTCACTGGTGCGAGGTTGTAAGATACTGCGACAGATTGTGCCGCTTTTTTATCAACGCTCGTTTTAGGGGTCTTTTCTGGCGTGCTAGGTTTTTCTGGTGTTGGTTTAGTTGGTTCCTCTGGGATTTTAAGTTCTGGCAAGTCCAAAATTGGTGCATCGTTTGGAATTACGCCGCCATCGAATGGTGGGAGCTCACGGACTTCTGGGATTCCCGGAATGCCGCCTTGGAACTCAGGTTTGTAATGGATAGGAGCTTCATTTGGCACTGTGCCGATTGGCTCAGTGTATTCTGGAATTTCAACCACTGGTGGGTCAATAGGGACTACACCGCCTTCAAATTCCGGTTTTTCATACTTCGGAGCGTCGTTTGGTACAGTTCCGATTGGCTCAGTATACTCCGGCAATTCTCTAACTTCTGGAATACCCGGAATACCACCTTCAAACTCTGGGATGTCAACTTTTGGCGCTTCACGAGGAATTTCAAAAGTTGGTTCTGGCTTATTCTCACCAGACGCATCACCTCGACCTCCGACAAGCTGAATCTTCGTATATGAGACAGCACCGTCTGATTCAGCTTTTAGCTCAATCTTGTTAGTAGGGTTGGTGCTATCTTTTACAGCATTTACAAGTTTAGTCTTGTAGTACAAGTAAACCATGTGGTCTAAACGGTCCATTTTGATTTCAAATCCATGCTCAGATTTTGAGATAGACTTAACTAAGTCCATAGCTGACCCTTTGTCAACCCAAGGGTCTAGGCTTTCAATGTTCTTAATTTCAAAGTAGTTATCAACCAACTTTTGATTATCGCTCATGGTATCAATGATAGAGACATGGTTCAAAATACGGTGAGCGTAATTGATACGAGCTGTCCAGTTGATAACAGTAGGGTCTTCTTTGTCTTGGAATCCCCATTTAGCGATAAGTTCATCTTTGCCAATGACTTGTTCAGAACCAACATTAGCTGTTACTACAGTGCCATTAAAGTTAACTGTAACTGGTTTTCCTGGGACAACCTTATCTGTCCAACTTGCATCAAGTTTTAGGCTCATGCTCTTATTTAGAGGATGTGACTTAAAGTAGTCATTAAATACAGTGGTTACTTTGTTAGTGGTAGCGTCTGCTGTAGCTTTACCAACGACTGCTTTTTCTGGGTTGTGAACGTCAAACTCATAAGATGTTTGGAATTTCACTTCTTCTGGTAAGTCAAAAGTAACTTTGTCCCCCTCATTCACCGGAACATCATCCGGGATTTTAATGTCTTTATACTCAACCTCGAACGGGCTATACTTTCCGTTACCGTTCGGGAAAGTAACCTCAACGTTTGGATTTTCAACTGTGATCGTAGTGTCTTGTTTAGTAACCGTTGTAGGCGCTGCTGGAGTTTCCGCAATAGGTTGCGCTTCAACCGGTGCTGGTGGAGTAAATACTGGTGTTTCAGCTACTGGTTGAGCTGCTTCTGTAGTTGTTGCTGGTGTTTCAGCAACTGGTTGAGATTCTACTGGTGCCGGTGCCAAAAATTTTGGTGTTTCCGTCACTGTTTCGCTTGGTGTTACTGTCACATTGCCAGCGTTGTCAGCAGTGTACACATTAGCAGCCGCTGGTTGTGTGTCTGCTACTGGTTGTGTTGCTTCGTCTGCTGACACTGCCCCAGCACCAATCAATAGAGCTGTAGCAATC